TGAAATATGTCGCCAAAAATACAGGTGTTTAATTTTATTATAATTCTGCCATTTCAGAATTAAATTTAGATATCATCAATTATCTAAATTTAATAAATATATACAATTGATTCTAAATCACTCCTTTCTCCTTTCTCCTTTCTCCTTTCTCCTTTCTCCTTTCTCCTTTCTCCTTTCTCCTTACTCCTTTCTCCTTTTTATTTTTTATTTTTTATTTTTTTTTATATTTTGTGCGATCTCCTGTAAATATATATAAAATGGAAATTAAACCAGGTCGTTTAAAACAGAAACAATATTGCTGTTAGGAGATAGTTATATAATAAGGTATTTCTTTAAATAGTAATTTCGCAAACAAAATGTTTTGGGATTTTTACATATTAATTGTAAATGCTTAAAGATTGCTGCATAATATAGTATATAACACACACAGTTTATACAAAACATAACCATGAGCAATATATTTAAGAGTGAAAGACCCGAAAGAAATGAAAGACACTATCTTTCGCCATCAAATAACCAAAATAGTTTCAGATCAAATAATGAAAAGAAAATCCCGCAATTTGTATTAAATGAAAATACTCTTAATAGCGATTTTCCAGAATTATCAGTAAATGGAGCGAGCCGGAGCGATAGCGAAGGTGAGCGACTGGAATCCGTAACGTTAGTGAAGGATTCTGATCAAAAACAAAATAATGTTAAAGAAATTTTGAATTATAAAAACGCTGCAATGACAGAAATATTGGAAGAAGAAGTAAAAAATACGGATGAAGTGCTACCCCCTGGGTGGGTAAGTTATCGTAGAAATAAGGATGGAAAATTAATTATAACTGGAAATTATCAAGAGGAGAAGGTTCATGAAGAAACACCAGAAGAATTTAACGAACGTGCATATAACATTGTGCAGGCTTTGGCGGATATGTGGGAAAAACGAAGAACAGATTATAATGATTTGTATGGTGAAGGAGAATATGAAAGACAATATTATATGTCAAATTATGAATCTGTGCTAGACGAAGATTCAGATTAAACACGTTAAAAAATGCATTGAATTATATCCCTATTTAATAATATAATTTAATATGGAATTAAATACAGAAAAACAAGAAAAACAAGATTTAGATACAAAATGGATAGAAGAATTTGAATCTCTAGATGAAAACTACAAAGCGTTTTACACAGAAGATATTACATATATAAAATTTCATTATATTTATGTTAATAAAGAAAGCGATATTGATAAAATGAAAGAAGAAACTATTTTATTAAGAACCCCAAATTATATTTCAAGGGAAGAAATTATTGGAATACTTAAAAAACACAGTAAAAATGCAGAAAAAACATATATGGTTTTATCAATATTAAAATATAACATTGACCTTGAACCATACGATATAAATTTTTTCTTAAAAAACACAGAAACTGATAACCAAAACTTATTCTTAAAATCAGTCACCAATATTGATGCAATACCTCTGGAAAAATCCATTACCATGTTTCAAGACTTGAATGATATTATTATTGTATTTTATGAAAAAGGAACAAATGATAAAATTTTGACCACACGCAGAGCAAATCAAACAAAACGTATTTATCTTAAGCACATATGCAGTCACAAAAGAAAAACATATCGCAAAATGGCTTAAAGACGAATGGACATATTATGTAATAATGGCAGCACTCATAAACGCTCTTGACTCTTATACCCCAATGCAAATCGGTGAAAAGGGACACGCAGAATACGCGTGGTCTAATGATTTACAGGAGAAAATTCTTCAATTGAGCTTTCAATTCACTCGTTGTGATTCTACTACAATTGAATTGCACGCTCAAATGCTCAGACAAGTTCTGCGTAATTTGAAAGGTTCTGAAATGTCAAAAGAAAAATTTCTAGAGTTAATGACGGTAGCATATAAAATGATTGGACATACGCGTGATATTATTGATGGAAAGGGTGAGTATGCACTTGCCTACATGCAGATTTTTGTCTGGAACGAATTATATCCAGAACTAGCAAGATTCGCGCTTTCCAAGTTCGTTGCAGACGAAAAACATCCTTACGGCTCCTGGAAGGATATTAAATATTTTTGCAACTATTGCAGATCTAAAGGCGTGCCTATTTCAGACCCTCTAATGCAATACGCATTTGACCTCTTGTTGCAGCAGATTAGAGTGGATTCAACTGCAGATAAGAAAACCCTTGCCGCCAAGTGGGTCCCTCGTGCAAAGTCCAGGCGTTTCGGGTGGATTTTTAATGAGCTGTCGGTCATATATTTTAAGGAGTATATTGAGTCCGCAAAGTCTGTTGAACAGATTGACCGTGCTATTACAAAGTGCAAGATGTCTTTCCGTAAGTTGCTCGCCAATATGAATCGCAACCTTGACACCGTTCAAGTGCATCAGTGCGACGGAACATGGTCTAAAATTGATCACTCCAAGACTACGTCTATCACCATCTCCAAGCAAAAGAGGGCTTTCTTGAATGTGAAGAAGGATGGTTCGCAACGTTCAGAAAGTGCAGACCGAATCCAATGCGCAGATAACTTTTCAGCTCGCATTAAGAAGGCTGCAGCAGGTGAGATTGAGATTAAAGGCGCGCGAGTTGGATTGAACAGCTTCACTATTCAGGCGTATGATCTTATCAACAGGCATAACGAGAATCCTTCCGATGCAATTCAGCTTGAGATTGACCTTCTCAATTCCCAGTGGCGAGATAATTCGGTGCAAACTGGATCGCTTGGACCTATGGTTGCTATGTTGGATTTCTCCGGATCAATGCAAGGAGACCCGCAAGACGTTGCGATGGCTTTGGGATGCCGCATTGCCGAGAAGTCTATTCTTGGAAAGCGTGTTATGTCCTTTAGCACTAATCCAACTTGGCACAATTTGGACGGATGTGATAATTTTGTGGACATGATTCGTGTCCTACAAAAAGGTGAAGTCGGGCTCTCAACCAACTTCCACGCTGCTTTTGACCGCATTCTTGATGCCATCATTGAGAAGAAGCTGACTCCCGACCAAGTAGATGGTATGATTCTCGGTATTTTCTCTGATATGCAGATTGATAATCCTAGTGTTGAAGCTCCCGCCAATATGGAGTCGTTCTATGAGTCTATGGAAACAAAGTATGCCGAAGCGGGTGTGCGTCTTTGGAATAAGCCTTTCAAGCCTCCTCACATTCTTTTCTGGAACCTTCGCTCCACAACTGGCTTCCCGTGCATGTCCTCGCAGAATAATGTCAGTATGATGTCTGGTTTCAGCCCAGCTTTGCTGAACTTCTTCTGCGAAAAGGGTCTTGATGCTCTCAACTCTTGCACTCCTTGGTCTGTTCTTGCAGAGCAGATGAACAAGCCGAGATACCAGTGCTTGGAGGACAAGTTGATGGAGGTTCTTGCTTAAAAAAGTGTTTTAGAAAAATAAAAATAAAAAATAAAGAACTCGGATAAATTAGTAAAATTATTCATTTTAATAAAATGCATAATTTATATGGCAACAATTGCAATCGCAGTATTAACGCGCGGTTACGCGAATATAGCACAGTATAACACGCTTATAAGAAGAAATATGTCAATTGTAAAAAATTTGGGACCTCTTAAAGACACGGATATTTTGATTTTCCACGAAGGAAATATATTACCACAGCACCAAGAATATATTGCAAAATTTACTCCATCATTAAATCTGATTTTTACTTGTATTAAAGAACACGCTTTTAAGGAAGAGAAAAAAACAGTCCATGTTTTTGAACCAACTCGCGCATTTGGTTTAAATTATCGCCATATGTGTTCATTTTGGTTTGTAGATTTTTGGAATTATGTTACAGAATATGACATGATTTTAAGAATAGACGAAGATTGCACAATTGATTTTAGCATTCCAGAATTATTCTATACACTTCAAAATAAATCAGCCGTATATGGCATGTGGCAAAAAGATCAGGATTTTGTAACAGTCGGGATGAATCAATTTACGCATCTTTTTTTGAAAGAGAATATACCTGAGTTAAATAAACCTGCTATGCGACGTCCCCCATCAGGACCTTATACAAATGTAATAGGGTTAAACCTGAAGGAATTGAGAGAAAATGTGCTTGTTCAAAAATATATCAAGAAGGTGGAACTGTTAGATTGCATTTATACATTTAGATGGGGCGATTTACCATTATGGGGAGAAGCCTTATGTTATTTATGCAATCCAAATTCTTATGTAAAATCAGATAAAATCAAATACTTTCATGGAAGCCACAATACATATGTTGGTGGCACGCCAATTTCGCAGAGATTTAAGAGAATGACATTGTAATACCTTTAAGATAAATAATCCAATACATGAATTTGAACAAATGGTATATTATATAAAATACTACACCATTGACTGAAACCAGAACCCCAGTTGTAAGGAGAAAACCCAATAATTTGAAATGCATTTGACATCAAATAAAAATCCAAAAGGGTCCCCATAATTGCCTGATCACTCGGATCAACAGATTCTCCCAAATGCGTAATATGTGTCATTTGAATAATAAGCTGAGGAAATATATTTTTAAGCAAAATCTTTATTTGATTGTTATCACTTAAAACTAAATATTTTGTTCCAGACTTCATATTTGTGGATAATGTTGCCGCTATTTTTTTCAAAACATGTGGGTTCATCTGATTATTTTTGAGCATATACTTATCTCCGCTTCTAATGTGAATAACTGCATATTGTTTAGGTTTAAGTTGCAATTTATTAAGAGAATCCTTGATATGCTGCTGCATTGTTTCATTTGGCTGCAATTTACTACGTATAAAATACCTACTCATATCTTTAATATTATCAAACATCGGGAAACTATTGCAAAATGTAAAAAAATTGTCAGATGAGCTGCAGTCAAGCGAATTCATTTTTTCAATAAATCCAATAAAAAATCGGACAGAATCTTTCTTAAAAACTTTTGCATTCATAGGAATATAGTTTATATTTTCATATTTTGCAATTTTATTATATTTTGCATCATACTTAACCCAATTATCTTCATGAACCAGAAATTTTGACATGGGGTGATTTGTTAAATCCATATCAAATTGAAGACCAAGGAGAGAAGAAACCTGCAGCAAGCAAAAACATCCTCTTATATAATCACCTAATCCCTGAGCAACTCCATTTGTATAATTTAATTGATATACATTAACTAACCGTTTTAAATTTTTATTATTAAATGTTCTTGCAATTGATTCCATATTACAGCAACTATAAAATACATAACATATATTAAAAATAAAATTGAAGCGTATTATCTTGAATAAAAGAAAGCAATCTAACACATGACAACAAATACAATAACAATTGCATCCAGCAGATTTAATCAGCAAACGTGGGATGAAAATAGTTCATATCGTAAAGAAAAGCAGCTTGTGGGCTGTATTTATGGTTCGCCGTGCCAATTATCGTCTAAAATATTACCAAACTCCCTGGTATTCATTCTTGAAATGAATAATACGACAAATAAAATTGAAGGTATTGGTCTGATTTATAACAGCATTCAATACGATAAATATTACAGGGTGTATGATACGGGAAACTATAATCGGTATATTTATAAAGGAACTTATAGAATAGACCGCAATATCCTGATGCAATATAATTCAGAGATTGTAAAAGCCCTAGAACACATCCTTTTCAAAGAAAAGACACATATGAAACGAGGTTCAGGAATTACTACTGTTCCAGAAAAATTATTAAACCACAAAGTATGCAATGGGATGGATATAAAACCCCAATTGCGTGAGATATTCACGCGACATTTTCAACAAGATGAAAACAGCTGAAAAAAAGGAACTAAAAAAAAGGCACTACGACGGACAACAAAATGACAAATTTCAATATAAAAATAAAAATATAATGGTATTATATTAAATATGCCCCAAAACATTGATACAAATATTGATCATTATACTATTTCAGAATTATTAACTATTTTAAACTTAGATAATGAACCAACTCCAGATGAAATTATAGAAAAATCAAACTATTATATTGATAAATTTACCAATGAAAATAATGAAGAAATGATCAATTTTTTTACGAGTATGCAATCTACATTATTGCAATACATTGACGATGAAAATGATAATGAAAATGAGTCCCCAACAGGAAAACAAACAACAGATTGGTTTGAAAATCAAGCATTAAAACAGGCTAATTCTGTTCAAAGCAATAAAAATACAGATAGAAAACAAAAAATAGATGTTTATAACAATTCTCATGTTCCAATGAACCGTGATCAGTTGGGTGTAAATAATACATATACACTTCCTGTTGCACAAGATGTATTGAACCCCAGTTTAAAAAATATAACATCTAGAATTATTGTTTTGGACAGTCAATATCGTCAATCTACTAGTCCATCTGAAACATCCACTGATTACACTTTAGATTTATCAGAACCGCTTTTAAATGTTCTCTCATTGAGACTGTATTCATTTGCAATTCCATATACATGGTATGTGATTGACGAAGTGTATGGAAACACGTGTTTTTGGCTAACCTTTGTTGATATAAATGGTATTCCAGTTATAAGCGCAAAAATATCTGTAGAACCTGGGAATTATACAAATTCTACTTTTGTAACAACTTTATCTGCTAGTATTGTAGCTGCTGGAATAGATATCTCAGGAATTCAGCCAATACCAGCTTATCCTGTGCCCGCAAATCCTCTTTCCACAGTTTATATAAACTCAAGTAGCGGTAAAATGACGCTTAATTTATGGGGAGCAACCTATCAAGGCAAGACAATTGATGAGACAACTATTATAACCTTTTTTGATCCAAGTGCCGAATTAGTGTGCAATTATACTTGCACGCAATCATTGGCAGTAAATCAAACATTGGGATGGGTAATGGGTTACAGAGTTCCAGTAGTAAATGTTGTAAAAAATGGGAATACTGCAATTTCAATCCCAGATTTATATGGTCCAAAATATTTTATACTAGTAATTGATGATTTGAATCAGAATCATATAAATAGCGGGCTTATTGGCATTACTGAAATGTCAAAAACAGTAAAATTGCCAAGCTATTATTCTCCAGATTTACCATATACCTGCATTCCAGCAAACCCAATGGGAACTAATATTGCATATAATAGTGCTGCATTAGCAAATGATGCCGATGCGGGAACGTTAATAATGGATAAATTTAATGCAACATATGCACCCACTCCACAGGTTTTACCAAGTGCTCCCCGAATACTGACCCAGTCTCAAATTTATACTATTAATGAAATTATGAAAAATAATGAGAGAACATATAATTATAAATTAAAGGCGCCAGTTGTTTCAGACACATTTGCAATTCTTCCAATTAAATTGGGTAACATGAAAACCGGCGATGTAAATACAGAATTCGGTGGTTCAATGCAAGATAATAAACGCATTTATTTTGGGCCAGTAAATATAAGCCGTCTTAGGGTTAAATTGTTGGACGATAGAGGAAATATTGTCAATTTAAATGGATGTGATTGGTGCGTTACATTTATTAGTGAAAATTTATACCAATACTAATACCAGTTGCATCATAGTTTTATATTATATAATATTTATAATATTGATATAATATAATATAAAATGTTTGAAATGTCATATGCATTACAATATGTGATAAAAATGATAGATTATATAGGTTTTTTTGGTACATTCTTATTATTACTAATAACCATAGCATTGCTTAAAAATAAAACAACTTTATTAACACTTTATATTGTTGGATATATTTTGAATATTGGATTAAATGTAGTATTAAAAGGATTAATCCAAGAACCGCGCCCTTCAGAAGATTTAAGGATATTTAATGCTTACATAGCACAAGGAAGGCGATTCGGATTTGATAGATATGGTATGCCATCTGGACATGCACAAGGAGCATTTTATTCTGTAGGATTTATTTTGTTTGCATTGCAAGACCCGATTATTACCATTATTTATCTTATAATTGCATTGAATACTGGATATCAGCGTATAAAATATAAAAATCATACATTGATGCAAGTGATATGTGGAAGTATTATAGGTGCTGTTATGGGATACTGTTTTTATCTATTTTCATCAAAAAAGATAATGGGATCGCTTAAACATAAAAAGGATGATGATGCTCCCATATAATCAATATTTTGACATTTGTTCAAGAACTCTATAGGTAGATAACTCGGGTATTTTTGGATAAATGATGCGTCCGCCGCTATTTATTATTATTTTTGCATTAAATTTTGCTTCTTGGTTTAATGAATTCAATATTTGAATGCCGCTGTCACCGTCAAACCCATATATAACACAATTATCAGTTTGTGCCCATGCAAACTCGCCTTCATTATTATATTTTATTAATCTAAAAGTTATCATAGTGTTAGCGCAACTGCAAATTCCTCCAAATGAGTGCAACTGTGGATAAAACCCATCACCAAAATCCTTTTCATACGAATCATAATATAATTTTCGTTTTATTATGACAGGGTTTTCTACAATAATATTACTCATATATGCATATAAGAAATAATATTTAAATTAATACTTTCTTTTTTTCTTTTATATAATTGGAGCGAGCCGGAGCGATAGCGAAGGTGAGCGACTGGAATCCGTAACGTTAGTGAAGGATTCTTTCAAAACTAGATGAACTAATTTACAGTAATAGTGCTATTTCCACAATTTAAATAATGCCCCAAATAGATACTATGGTCATCCGTATTCGTTTTGACAATTGAATACTGATCTGCACACGTTGGGTCCTCGCCATTATCCGCGCTACATTCCTTCAATTTCCCCGATTTATCTTCAAAAATCTCCCTACATGAATGAAGGTAACCAATTTCCCGAGGAGGAACGTGAGGAACCATGTCTTTATCGTGCGTAAAGCGATACAACTCTTCTGATATTAAATTTACGAAATATGCATAATTTTTATCTCCGATGCGAGGTTGCCCAAAATTATATACCTTGTGTTTAATATTTATTGCGGCAAGTTCCATGCCAATCATTTGCCCTACTGCAGCAGCAAGTGAATGCCCCGTAACAATCACATTTGAATATCCATATTTTTCTTTCAACTCTTTGACAGATTTAATTACATCGTCTTTCAGGTTTTTTGTTGCCTTGTAAAACCCATGATGCACATCACAACCGCATTCTGGAAATGTTAGATACTCGTCTTTTATTATCTCAAAATCCGCCATCCAATTCAAATTTGAAGATGAACCGCGAAATACTACATAAATAGAACTGTCAGATTTTAATACACCTGTATAACCCTGTAAATCTGTTTTTGGGTCATATAACACATCACCAACAATAAAATCAGTCGCCGGACCTGCTAGTTTCATCGTCTTGTAATTTTCCTTTCCACAATATGCGGCTCCACTTAACCATACAGATGAATATGCAATATCTACATTATAACCTTGGACTATAGAAAACAAAAATAATACTATATGAAAAACGTAATTCATATAATATTATTATATATAATAATATTTATACTTTTTATACTTTTTATACAACTATGGGCACACGTTTTTTTAACATTATCATATCCGGCTTACCAGTAGGATCCTTATCAAAATCTTCTTTCTGTATTTCCCATTTTTCACGCGAACCTGGTTTAGTAAAATATTGTCTTAGTGAATCAAATAAAATTTCGGATGAGCGTGATTTATTTTCAAGGTCAATATTATATTCGTCTTGGTCTGATGTAAATATTTTTAATGTGAGTAATCCATTGAGCAACAATAATTCATATATAATATCAAAAACATTACTAGGAGGGTCTATCATAGTTTTAAACGGACACGTGTTCATAATAACAAGTGAAAATGCATCACTATTCTTAGCAACAAAATTGCGCGTTTCCGCATTATTTCCAAAATTAAAATTATAATCCTGTTGGTCGGGTGCTGCATCTGGAAATGTGTTATCAGTTAAATATTCTGTTGTAAAATCAGGTCCAATTATTTTGTTAATATATGCGGTTATTTTTGGAATAACAGTATTGGAAACATCCCCGCCAATAACTGTATCATCTCCTAATTTCCTTTGACATAGAATAAGGACTCTTTTTTTACCAGCAACCGATTTTTTTATCTTTTTAGACTTTGATTTGCTACTTTTTAATGTATTTTTTTTAGAACTTTTCTTTATGGCAGCTGGTGCAATACTGTTCATAAATTCATTTATTTTAGTAAAATCAACATTATCATTTTGCTCAATGTTAAATATTGATGGGGGTAATAATGACACGGGTGTTGTAGGTTTATTAATTATATCAGTAAAATCCGAAACTATTTTGCATATTTCAGCATCCTTATTTAGTCTCGCTTTTTCTGAATTTGTATATTTATTGAACAAATAAACGATTGGAATTTCATATCTGACTAAATTTTGAGGTTTTAACCATTTATTTAATCTTGATGTTATTAATTCTTGTGATATTTCTCTACCCTTTACCATATAATTTGTAGTATAGATAGCATATATGGTTTTACCGTTTATTAAATTTAATATGTAATCTATTGTTACTGCACTATTTGTTCGTATAAAATTCTCAATCACGCGATAACTAAAAGTTTGAAATCTTATGTCATTTCCATTATCAAACAGAGAATTTAAGCTGTTAAATAAGTCTGCCTCGGGATTAGAACGCATTGAATATTTGGGGCATAGTCGTGAAGATAAAACCATGAGAGAAATTAAATTCCTTGGTGAAATTTTATCATTTACTTGGACTCCCCCAGGCATATTTACTAGTGTATTTAAATCAGTAAATGGGCTACTAAATCCAACACGAGTTAAATATTCTTTTCCTTTCTTTTCTTGCAAAACATTATTCAAAATTGGCATTAATGTATTTATCTCATCGTCTGTTAGGAAGATGTTTTCTAGTATAATATAGTTTTCTAAATTAGAATATTCTGGATAATCTAACATTTGTTTAAATAACTTAATTTTGCTAATAAATACCGGGTCGTCTGCTTGCACATTTCCCAATACAACTTCTTCTTCTGCAAATGCTATAATTGCAATAATTATTCCTCCAATAATAGTTGTTACAAATGGCGGTGGCATGGGATTTCCTGTATTCAAAATAGGATTTGGAATTTGTGTATCTGAAAAACTTACAACAAGACCTGGGGCTGGACCAGGAGGAGCAGGAGGAGCAGGAGCAGGAGGAGCAGGAGGAGGAGGAGGTCCAGGTGGAGGAGGACCAAGGCCCGAAGAAGAAGGAGGAGGAGGAGGACCAAGGCCAGAAGAAGAAGAAGATGATGAAGAAGAAGAAGATGATGAAGATGAAGAAGATGATGAAGGAGGAGGACCAGGAGGAGGACCCGAAGATGATGAAGATGATGAAGGAGGAGGACCTGAAGAAGCTTTTTTGGGATATAATCTTAACAATGCATCATATCTTGCTCTAGTTGCAGGATCTATTAAAATATCACGCATTCCTACAATTATTTTAAATAATTCTTCACCTTCTTGTTTTTCAGTTGCAGGCAATTTATCCAATTTATCCGGGTGAAATTGTCTGCTAATCTGCAGTCTAAACATCCGATTAATAGCAGCATCTTCGGCATCTGGCGCTACATTAAAGACCTCATAATAAGTTGAATCTGGCGCAATTTTCCATCCCATTCTTGCATTAAATAATCTGACATAATTTGCTGGAATTGGAGGTGGAGGTGGAGG